ATGAAAGATCCGAAATTTGTAGAGTCACGTCTGAACGTTAGGGCGTCTGCTGACTTAGAGGAAGAGGTGCGTGCAGAACTTGAGGAAGACAAGGAAGAAAAGTTAATTGCCAATTTAATTACCGAGAGTGGTGTTTACAAAAAGGAAAATGATGAAACTTAAAATTATTTATACAGGAGATCCGTCTGACACACAAATTGTTAATGCGGAAACAGGAGAGGCTGTCGAAGGAATTCACTCGGTTGAAGTAAGTATTGATGCTTTTACTGGTTATGCTGCCCTTGTTCTTCAGGATTTCGTTGCAGAGATAGACAACATAGAAACGGAGGCTATTCGTCCGGAGAACAATGACACATTTATCGGAACAACAGATAATTGATATTATCGACAAGATAGCTTCTCGACTTGGGCCAAAGTTTAGATTTGGCTATCATACTAACGAGGATATGAAGCAGCAGGCCTCTTTATTTGCATGGGACGGTATGGTTGCTTGGGATGGAGTTAGGCCACTGGAAAATTTTTTATGGGTTCATGTAAGAAACCGATTATACAATTTCAAAAGGAATAATTATGGCAGGCCAGAGAAGCCTTGTGAGCATTGCCCTTTAAAAGCTTACGATCCCAATTGCAAGAAGTCTACAAGTGGGTGCACGAAGTTTGAAAACTTAATGGACTGTGGGCTTTACAAGGGGTGGACTGACCGTAATGCATCAAAGAGGAATCTAATGAGTTCTTATAGTGTAATATTTGAACAGCCACAGGACATAGATGCATCAGACATTGTTTTTAAAAGAGATCTTTTTGATCTTTTGGATAGACAGATGCCGGTTTATCTTAGAGAAGACTGGATTAGGCTTACTAATAATTTAAAAATTTCTAAAATTAGACGTCAAAAGATTTTAGATAAGATAGGGGAAATCTTAAAGGAGAACGATATTGACCCGGAAACGTGGTAAGCTCTCAAAGGGGGAAATGAATTATATACGACAGAATTGTTTTGATATTTCTGTAGAGGAGATTGCACGCCACCTCAACAGAACTTCAGCTCCTATTCAAAAATTCATTGACAAGGAAAATCTTAAGGCGCGGAATATGACGGATGATGAGCATCTTCTTGTTCACTTGCGGGGACGGTATTACTACAACGAACTGCAAAAACAGATGAGTGGTCCCGAAATTATATTCTTTGAACATCAGTGGATTGATTACTTTAAGCAGTTTGGAGAGGATGTGACCCACACGGAAGAGATGCAGATCTTAGAAGTCATTCGGACGGAAGTATTGATTAACCGGGGAATGGAGGATCGCCAAGAAGTTATGACCAATATTGCAAGATTAAATCAGCTTATTGACGATGAAATTAATAAACCTGCTCAAATGCAAGATACTCAGGCTATCGCAAGTTTCCAGACGCAACTTGGCGCTGCCTATGCTTCTAAATCCGCATACATTAATGAACATGAAAAACTTCTAACTAAGAAGGAGCGGTTGCTTAAAGATCTGAAGGGTACTAGAGAGCAGCGTAAGCGAAACACGGAAGACGCAAAGACAAACTTTTCAGCTTGGTTAAAACAACTTGACGATATTGAGGTTCGTAAGCGTGAAGGGATAGATATGGAAATTCATAGAATGGCTGCGGATAAAGCTATTGAGGACTTATCCGATTATCATAAGTATGAAGATGGAACCGTAGATCAACCGTTTTTAAATGCAGACACTGTAAAGGATGAAGAATAATGAAAAAGAAGGCACTTGTAACCGGAGTTACTGGGCAAGACGGATCTTACCTAGTAGAGCTGCTTTTGGAAAAAAATTATGAAGTCGTAGGATTGAAACGAAGAACTAGCACTAACACAGAAGACAGAATAAGTCATATTAATTCCAAAGATTTTTCAATTGTAGAATGTGAGATCTCAGATTCAGGCTCAGTATATTCTGTAGTCGAGAAGCATCAACCTCATGAAGTTTATAATCTTGCAGCACAATCTCATGTAAAAACATCTTTTGACCAAGCGGACTATACCTTTCAAGTAAATACAATTGGCGTTATTAACTTTTTAGAGGCGATCAAAAGGTTTTCCCCATCATCCCGATTTTATCAAGCTTCCACATCTGAAATGTTCGGGAAAAACTATGACACATATTTTCCAATGATAGCTGACGCTAAAAATTCTCCGGTTGAACCAGTCAAATTTCAAGATGAAGACACAGTCTTTCAGCCTCAGAGTCCTTATGCTGCTGCAAAGCTAGCTTCTCATAACCTTGTGAGAATCTATAGAGAAGGATACGGATTATTCGGGTGTTGCGGCATCCTTTTCAATCACGAAAGCGAAAGAAGAGGAGAGAACTTTGTAACAAGAAAGATTACCAAATGGATTGGAGATTTTTTAAGATGGGAGAAAAAGAACACCCTACATCAACTTAGTCGTCACGAACAAAAAAAGACTCCCCGCTTTATAATTGGAGAAGATACTATAAGTGTTCCTACGGAGCGTATGTATATAGACATGATGAGAACACCATCCTTTCCTAAATTGCGTTTAGGTAATGTAGATGCTTATAGAGATTGGGGGCATGCGGAGGATTATGTTAATGCTATGTGGCTAATGATGCAAGAAGAAAAGCCCGAAGACTATGTTATTTCAACCGGAGAGACATATAGTGTTCGTGATTTTTTAAGAATTGCTTTTGAACAATCAGGACTTGGTAATTATGAATCCTATTTTGTCGTTGACCCAGAATTTTATAGGCCAGCAGAAGTCGAATACTTGAGAGGAAATCCATCCAAGGCAGAGGACAAACTCGGTTGGCAACGAGAAGTTAATTTTACAGAACTTGTACGTCGAATGGTAGAAAGCGACATTAATAATGAATCGCAAAAAAAAGAGAAGGATCAACCGGAGACGGTATCCTAGAAACTCGCGTCAAAAATATAGCCTTTCACGGGATATGAAAAGCCCGGCCTATGCAAAATTCAAAAAGGAAGTAAAAGACAGAGACGGTCGCAAATGTCAATGGCCCGCATGCGAATCAACCAAAGCCCTAGAGGTTCACCACATACGAAAGTGGTCCACCTTCCCCTCTCTTAGGTTTGATATATCTAATGGTATAACGCTATGTAAAAAATGCCACAAACGAGTTACAGGAAGTGAAGAAGTTTATGCAGAATTTTTCATAAGGCTTTTAGAATGGCAAATGCTTAATAAATTAAAAGAGCTTGACGATAAAGATGACTAGATTTACCGTAATTAGAGATACAAGAGAAAAGAAAGACCACGGATGGTGGTTCGATGAAAATGCCTACTGTGCAGGCACTCTTGTAACAAAGGTAGAAATTGGAGACTATACCATTCAGGACATGGAGCACCTGCTATGCATTGAAAGGAAGGAAAGCGTGGCCGAGCTTGCCAAAAATTGTGGAGAGAAAAGATTTCATAAGGAGCTCGAAAGGATGTCCTCTTTTCAGCATCCGTTTCTCCTGCTCGAATTTGGTTGGCATGAGATAGAAAACTATCCAAAAGGATCTAATATACCTATTTCAAGATGGCCAAGCCTGCGAATAAAAGGAAAGTATATACTTCGAGTTATCTCTACTGCGCAACTTCAGTACGGTGTACATGTTATTGCTTGCGGAGATAAAAAAAGAGCTGAAGAAATAGCCTTTAGAATTATGAGAAAAACGCATGAACTCCACCTTTAATGTTGACTCTGTAGACAATGCTTGGCTAGGATTAAAATCTTCCGATATAGAAGATATAAAAAATCCACTCTGTAACCTGTCTACAAAAGAGAGGGACAATCTACATCTTCATGTATTGCGACTAATGAAAGATCCTGACTATTTCCAATGGACAGTAAAAAAACTTTTAAATATAGACTTGTTACCTGTTCAAACAGCGATACTTAGGGAGCTTTGGAAACGATCCTTTCCTATGTATACGGCCAGTCGTGGTTTTGGAAAGTCGTTTCTTCTTGCTGTGTACGCTCTTTTGAGATGCCTACTGATTCCAGAAACCAAAATAGTTATAGTGGGTGCTGCCTTCAGACAATCAAAAGTTATTTTTGAATATATGGACAGCATTTGGCGTAATTCTCCCATATTGCAAAGCTTATGCTCTGACAATAGTGGTCCACGTAGAGACGTTGAC